ATGGACGCTTCGATTGCTCCGGCCTCGCGGGCTGCAGTGGTAACGCCGAGCGATACCGCCATCGTCGGTGCGCGCGCGCTTTATATCGGCACGACGGGTGACGTTGCCATTGCGCCGCGCCGGGACATGGATCCTGTGATCTTCAGGAGCGTGCCTGCCGGGACGATCCTGCCGGTTCACGCCGCCATCGTGGCGCTGACCGGGACCACGGCCTCCAACATCGTCGCGCTGTTCTAGAACCCTCCAGAAGCGGCGCCTCATGGGCAGACCCATCAAGTTCACCCAGGCGATTGCCGACAGGATTTGCGAGCGCATCGCCGACAGGGAAAGCCTCCGGTCGATCTGCCGGGATGAAGCGATGCCGGCGATGTCGAGCGTGCTGTCCTGGCTCGCCGATGACGACAAGGCCGGTTTTCGGGCCAAATACGCCCTGGCGCGCGAGATTCAGGCGGATGGCTTTGTCGATGAGATGGTCGAGATTGCCGATGATCGTGCAGACGACTGGATCGAAAAGAAGAACGCGAGCGGCGAGACCACCGGCTGGCAGGAGAATGGCGAAGCCATCCGCCGGTCGCAGCTTCGCATCGCCACCCGTCAGTGGGTCGCCGAGAAACTGAAGCCGAAGAAATACGGTTCCAAGGTCGAGCCCGACCATGGCGTCGTCACCGGCGAGGTTTCGCAGTTGCTGGAAGATATCAATGGCAAGACGCGCGGACTTCCAAACGGCGGTTGACCAGTTTTCCGACTGGCGCTGGCGTCTGAACAATCTCTATTGGATCACCGACAAATCGGGCAAACGCGTCAGGTTCGAGATGAATTGGACGCAGATGACCTTTTTCGAGCAGATGCATTATCTCAATGTGCTGCTGAAAGCCCGCCAGCTGGGCCTCACGACCTTCATTCAGATCTTCATGCTCGATGCCTGCGTCTTCAACCGGGATATCAGGGCCGGCACGATCGCCCATACGCTGGGCGACGTGCAGACGATCTTCCGGGACAAGATCAAATACCCCTACGACAATCTGCCCGATGGTATCCGCAACGCCGTGCCAGTCGTCAGGGGCAACCAGACCGAACTGCTGCTTGGCAACAATTCGAGCATTCGTGTCGGCACCTCGCTGCGCTCGGGAACGCTGCAATATCTTCATATTTCCGAATATGGAAAGCTTTGCGCGAAATATCCGGAGAAGGCGAGGGAAGTCCGCACCGGCGCTTTGAATACGGTGCAGGCCGGCCAGCTGGTCTTCGTCGAAAGCACGGCGGAAGGCCAGGAAGGGCATTTCTACACGCTCTGCGAAGATGGCCAGGTCAAGCAGCGCCAGGCGGCAAAGCTGACCGAACTGGACTTCAAGTTCCATTTCTTCCCCTGGTGGAAGGAGCCGCAATATGCGATCGCGCCTGAAGGCGTCATCATCAGCGATGCTTTCGCAAAGTATTTCGGCAACCTGGCCGACCAGGGCATCACGCTGACGGATGGGCAGAAGGCCTGGTACGTCAAGAAGGCCGAAACCCAGCTCGGCGACATGAAGCGCGAATATCCCTCGACGCCGGCGGAAGCCTTCGAGGCGAGCGTCGAGGGCGCCTATTACGCCGACCAGATGGCGGTCGCCGATGCCGAAGAGCGCATCGGGGTCTTCCCGCATGTCGACGGTTATCCCGTCCATACCATTTCCGATATCGGCATGGACGATACCAACAGCGTCTGGCTGTTTCAGGTGCTGCCCGGCCGTGTGCGGATGATCGGCTATTTCGAGCACACCGGCACCGGCATGGACGGCATGCTCGACGAGCTGGAACGGCGCGGCGCCGAGCATGGTTATGTCTATGGCATCCACAATATGCCGCATGACATCAAGGTCAGGGAATGGACGCGCGGCGGCATGACCCGCATCGAGGTGATGCTGAGAGAGGTCAAGGTCCGCGGTCTCGGCACGGTCCGCAAGATCGAGCGCGCCTATGTCCATGACCGGATCAACGGCACCAGGCGCATCCTGGCAAAGATCGAGTTCGACCAGGCCGGCTGCATCCAGGGCATCAAGTGCCTGCGGAATTACCGCAAGGACTGGGACGAGGATTTGAGCGTCTTCCGCGACCAGCCGCTGCACAACTGGGCCTCGCACGGTGCCGACGCTTTCGGCGGCCTCGCCATCATCTTCACCGGCCTCGCTCCAGAGCCGCTGAAGCCGGAACCCAAGCGACTGCCGACGTTACAGACGACGACGTTCAACGACTTCGTCGCAGCAACCCCTGCATATAGCGAGCGTGTTTGATGGAAGACGAAACAACGGCTTTGGAGGGCGGGCAGCAATGGGACCTGGCAAAGGTCGGCGCCCGGTGGCAGCAGGAACTCGAGCGCGCCCAGCGCTATATCAAATCCTGGCATGACCGCTGCGTCAAGATCGAGAAGATCTATCTCGACCAGCAGTCCGACCAGACGAATGCGGCCAAGCGAAGGTTTCCGATGCTTTGGGCCAACACCTCGGTGCTGCAGCCGGCCGTCTATGCCCGGGTGCCGCAGCCGGTCGTCGAGCGCCGCTTCAAGGACGCCCAGCCGGTGGCGCGCATGGCCTCGGAATTGGTCGAACGCAACCTGTCCTATATGGGCGACGAAGCCGATATCGATTCGATTATGCGGGCGGTGCGCGACGATTTCCTGCTCTGCGCCCGCGGCACGGTGTGGCTGCGCTACGAAGCCGATTTCGAGCCGCTCGACATGGGCGTCCAGCCCTCCGACGCACCGGCGAATGGTGGTTTGCCCGAGGGGCTCCCCGGTGGCTTGCCCGCGGGTTTGCTCGGCGGCCTGGCCGGCGGCATGGGCGAGAATGACAGCCCGCCCGAGGCGATCAGCGACGAGCGTGTCTGCATCGATTATGTGCACTGGTCCGATTTCCTGCATTCGCCGGCACGGCGCTGGAAGGATGTGACATGGGTGGCGCGGCGCGTGCCGATGACCGACGAGGAGATGGAGAAACGCTTCGGCCAGGACGCGATGACATCGCTCCAGGCGCAAGGCGCCGGCAGCAACAAGGGCACCAACCAGACCGAGCGCGCCGAGAACGAAGGCAAGACCCATGTCTGGGAGATCTGGTGCAAGAGCGAAAACTATACTGTCTGGATCGCCGACGGCGCGCCGGTGGCGCTCGAAGTGTCGGAGCCGCCGCTGGATCTGACACACTTCTGGCCTTGCCCACGCCCGGCCTATGGAACGATGTCGACGAGCTCGCTGATCCCGGTGCCCGACTATGTCTATTATCAGCAGCAATGCGACGAGATCGATCTGCTGACGAAGCGCGTCAACAAGCTGACCGATCAGTTGCGCCTGAAAGTGTTTTATCCCTCCGGCGACGGTGCGATCTCGCCGGCGATTGAGAAGGCGATGCGGCCGGAAAACGATACCGTCATGGTGCCGATCCCGGAATGGGCTGCCTTCACCGACAAGGGCGGCTCGAAAGCCATCGTGACGCTGCCGATCGATGAGGTGCAGAAGGTCATCATCGCCTGCATCCAGGCCCGCAAGCAGCTGATCGAGGACGTTTACCAGATCACCGGCATCTCCGACATCGTCCGCGGCGATACCCAGGCGTCGGAGACGGCGACGGCGCAGCGGATCAAGAGCCAATGGGGCTCGATCCGCATCCGCGACCGCCAGTCCGAGCTCGCCCGCTTCGCCCGTGACATCATCCGCCTTGCCGGCGAAATCATCTGCGACCAGTTCCAGCCGGAAACGCTGATGCTCGTCAGCGGCATCAAGCTGCCGACCATGGCTGAAAAGCAGCAGGTTCAGCTGCAGATGCAGCAGATGCAGATGGCGGCGCAGCAGGCCGCGGCGCGCGCGGAGCAGATGGGGCAACCCGCACCGCCGCCGCCGCAGATGCCGCCGCAGCTTGAGCAGATGATGCAGCAGCCGACGATCGACGAGGTGGTGCAGCTCCTGCGCAATGACAGCATTCGCGGCTTCCAGATCGACATCGAAACAGATTCGACGATCGAGCCCGACGAGGACGCCGAAAAGCAGCGCCGCATGGAATTCGTGCAGATGATCGGCGGCTTCCTGCAGCAGGCTGGCGCCATGGCGCAGCAGAACCCGATGCTGGTGCCTGTGATGGTCGAGACGCTGCTCTTTGCCGCCCGCGGCTTCAGGGCCGGCCGCCAGCTCGAAAGCACGCTGGAGCAGGTCGGCGCTCAGCTCTCCGAGGCGGCGACCGCACCAAAACCACCGCCGGAGCCGCCGGCCGAGCAGATGATCAAGCTGAAGACGGCAGAGGTGAAGGCGGGTGCGGAACAGCGCAAAGCCGAGCTTGGCGTCGCGCAAGCCGAAATCGAGCATCGCGCCGTGGTGGAGCAGGCGCGCGGCGAGGCGGCGGCGCAGGCCTTGCAGCAGTTCCAGGCGCAGCAGCCCGCCTATCAATGATTGGGGTTGAAGCATGAGAGAACGTTATTGCCGTGTCTGCGGCGGCTGGCACGCGCTCGACAAATGGCCGCACAACTGCATGCCGGCCCAAAACCCGGCGCAGTCAGATCTGCCGGCGCCGCATTTCGTCAGCGACAGCATCGACATCCAGTCGATGCATGACGGCAGGCATTACACCTCGAAGGCCAAGCTGCGTTCGGCCTATCGAGCGGCCGGCGTGGTCGAGATCGGCAACGAAAAGCCGCAGCCGATCGAGAAGCCGAAGACCGATCGTGCCGAGATCCGCAAGGAGCTGCGGCGGGTTCACGCCGAATACAACGCCTAGAACAAACTGCTCTAACCTTTTGTTTTTACGGGCATCAATCCCCGACAAAGGAAGTTTCCGACATGGACATGGAAGACCTGAACGAGGCCGGCAACGGCAGCGAAGATTTTGGCGCGTTCGACGAAAGGCCAGTCAGCATCCGCGACAGCCTGAAGGCGGCGATCGACACCGTCGAAGGCAATGGACCGGGCGATATAACCGGCCAGCCGCGCGACGGGGAAAACGGCCGCTTCCTGGCCAAGGGGCAGGAGCAAGCCGCAGCGGCGAGGGCAGGGCAGGCGCCCGCGGCAAACGCCGCTCAACAGACGCCCCAAGCAGAGACCCAGATGCAGACCCGTGAACAGCCGGCAGGAATCGGCAGCCGGGTTCCGCCCGGCTGGTCGGCGGAAGCCAAGGCACAATTTACAAGCCTTCCCGGGGAAGTGCAGGCGGCCATTACCAAGCGGGAACAGGAGGTCGATAACGGCTTCCGCGTCCTGCAGGATTACAAGGGGCTCGAGGAGTTCACGCCGCTCATCCGCCAGGCCGGCATGACCCATGCCGATGTCATGCGCCGGGCGATCGACTGGGAAAAGGCGCTGATCCACGATCCCGTCAACACCGTCGTTCACGTCGCCAAGATGGCCGGGGTCAATCTTCATGCCCTGGTCAATGGCCAGATGGATCACGTCCTGCAGCGGAGTTCGCAGCAGGCCGGACCACAGCCCGGACTACAGCAAGGAGGACCGCAGCCGCGACCCATCAACGTCGAGGCGACGGTCGAACATGTTCTGCGGAAAAGAGACACCGAAACTCAAGTCGATGCCTTCCTTTCCGACCCGGCAAACGCGCACGCCGATGATGTGCTTGATGACATGATCGCCCTTATCAACGCAGGGCGGGCATCATCGCTTCAGGACGCCTACGACGCCGCATGCTGGATGCGCCCGGACATTCGCCGGCAGTTGATCAGCCAGACTGCGCAGGCACCCGTCCGAGAACAGCAAGCCCAGAGGGCAGCAGCGGCAGATCAAGCCCGCCGCGCCTCGCGATCCATCTCTGGATCTTCCGCGCCGGGCCCGACCCGCGATGCGGCAAGAGGCCAGCCCACCTCAATCCGAGACTCGCTGCGCGACGCCATGCGTTTTTCGCGCGGTCAAGTCTGATCAAAGGAATGATCGATGCCCATCTCGCCCAACCTTTCTGAAATCGTGACCACGACGCTGCGCAACCGCAGCGGCACGGTCGCTGACGACGTGACGAAGAACAATGGTCTTCTCACCCGTCTCAACAGCCGTGGCCGCAAGAAGCCCATCTCCGGCGGCCGCACCATCGTTCAGGAACTGCAGTACCAGGAAAACAGCACCTTCAAGCGCTATTCCGGCTACGATATCCTGAACGTCCAGCCCTCCGACGTCATCACCGCTGCCGAATACGACCTCAAGCAGGCCGCGGTCGCCGTCTCCATGTCCGGCCTCGAACAGCTGCAGAACTCCGGCGAGGATGCGATCCTCGATCTGCTCGAGCAGCGCATCGAGAATGCCGAAACGACGCTGAAGAACAACATCGCGCTCGACTGCTATTCCGATGGCACGGCCGATGGCGGGCGTCAGATCGGCGGGTTGCAACTGTTGATCTCGACCTCTCCGACCTCGGGCACCGTCGGCGGCATCTCGCGCGCCACCTGGGGTTTCTGGCGCAACCAGAAGTTCTCGGCCTCGGCCGATGGCGGTGCCGCCGCCTCGAATGCCAACATCCAGAGCTATATGAACCGGCTCTACATGTCCTGCGTTCGCGGCTCCGACGCGCCTGATCTCGTCGTCGCCGACAACAACTTCTTCCGCCTCTACTGGGAATCGCTGCAGGCGATCCAGCGCATCACCTCGGCGGACAAGGGCATGACCGGCTTCCAGTCGCTGCAATACATGGGCGCCGACGTGATCTTCGACGGCGGCTTCGGCGGCGGTGCGCCTCTCAACCAGATGTTCTTCCTGAACACTAAGTACCTGTTCTATCGCCCGCACCGCGACCGCGACATGGCTCCGATCGGCGACGAGCGCATGAACACCAACCAGGATGCCTTCGTGCAGCTGATGGGCTTCGCCGGCAACCTCACCATGAACAACGCCTTTCTGCAGGGCGTGTTGTTCGCCTGATCGTCAACGAAAGGAAAAGCAAATGTCGGTCGCTTCAATCCAGTCCGATCGTCTTGGCGCGAACCCGTTCGTCGTCGAAGGCCCGATCGTTTCCGGCTCCGGTATTCCGGGCCCGAACTTCTCCCTCGGCGCCGTCGCCGGCGGAGACCGCGAATCCGAATGGGTTTATTGCCAGCTTGTGCTGGCCTCGCAGACGACCCTTCAGCCCGGCCAGTGGTTCCAGTGGACCAGGGATTATGTCGCTTCGCTGCTGACCACGGCGGCCGCCGTCGTCGGCCAGCGCTGCGGCGTCTTTTCCGGTGCCGCCCAGCCTCCGACCCTGACCGGCGGGCCGGTCGGTGCCATCACGCTTGCACCAGGCACCTATTACATCTGGCTGCAGCGCAATGGCCAGGCGCCGTCGCAGGTGGCAACCGCAACGGCGGCCCTCGTCGTTGCCGAAACCACCGCCACGGCAGGCCAGGCGAGCGCCCCGGCATCCGCCACGGCAACCACCAAGGCCATCGCCAACGTCAACTTTGCGGCGGCCAACCAGACGTTCACGGCAACCATCGTCAACGGCTCCAACCTGTTGACGAGCCTTTCCAGCCTCAATGCCGGTTCCGGCCCGTTCATCGGTGCCGCCGTTTCCGGCACCGGCATATCAGGCGGAACGACCATCTCGGGCATCACCTACAGCCCGAATGGCGTTATCCAGAGCATCACCCTCTCGGCCAACGCCACCGCCAACGGCTCGGGCATCACCATCACCGCGACGGGCGTGCTCGAGGCAACGCTGATGCGTCCGTTCCTGTCGAAGGTGAACTAAACCAAGACGTCGACGGGCACTTCGGCGCCCGTTTCGTCGACCTATCCATACGCGGCCTGCCCCTCATCCGCCTGCCGGCACCGACCGGGTTCGAGCCACGCGTCTCGACCCGTCCTTCGGACCCCCTTGAACGGGGAGAAGGGGATATGCCGCGACCTCTCCGTTCCCCTCAGACCTATCGCGGGGCACGTCCCCTCTCCCCGTCAGAACGGGGAGAGGGCTAGGGTGAGGGGCAGCCACCGGCACGACATCACAGCCGTCGCTTCGACGCCCATTTCATTTCCCCCGCCATCAACAGCGAGACAAACACAATGTCCGACAGCAACACCGGAATTTATGCCTCCTTCAGCCTCGAACCGGTCGAGCAGACCTTTCTGACGGAGAAGGAAGGCCGGCCGATCTTCGCCGACAAGGAATTCGTCCGCATCTTCATCTCCGGCGACAAACACACCGAAGTCTACCGCGAGGTGACCGACAACGACAAACAACGCTTTTCCCAAGCCTATAAGCGCTTCAAGGAAGGCGCGGCCGCCCGCGAGCAGCTGACCGGCACGCCGCTGGCGCAATGGCCCTATCTCAAACCCAGCCAGATCAAGGAGCTTGAGGCGGTCAATATCTACACCGTCGAGCAGCTCGCAGCCCTTTCCGACACCGTCAAGCAGAAGATCGGCATGGGTGCGAACGAACTCGTCGCCGCCGCCCGGGCCTATCTGGCCACCGCCGAGAATTCGAGTGCTGCCTCGGCCTTTGCCGCCGAAAACGAACGGCTGAAGGACGAGGTGACGCGGCTGCAGGAGCAGATGAGGGAGATGGCCTCCCGTTTCGAGGTCCTCGAAAACGAACGCCAGGGCACCAAATCCCGCGGCCGCGTCGCTGCCTGAACCGGAGATCCCGCGCATGTCGCTCTTGACTATCATTCAGAACGTCTGCGCGGAAATCGACCTCGATCCGCCGACGGCCGTCATGTCTTCGGCGGATCCGCAGATCATGCAGCTGCGCATCCTTTCCACCCGCGCCGGCCGCGACCTGATGCGCGAGCATGACTGGTCGGCGCTGATGGTACAGCGGCAATTCGTAACGACCGGCGCCAACCCTGAGCCGGCCGAGCCGCCCGCTGACTGGGACCGCTTCGCGGCCAATGCGAGGATCTGGAACGCCTCGCGCCTCTGGGCGCTCAATGGCCCTGTCGACCCGCAGACCTGGCAGCGCAATACCATCCTCAATTCGAACCCGGTTCCTCAGATCTGGCGCATGGCCGGCGGCAAGCTCGATATCCACCCGAACGCTGCTGGCGAGACGATGGCTTATGAGTATATTTCCGGCTTCTGGGTGGCGATGAACGGCGAGGCAACCTATGGGGCGAATTGGGCTGGTGACACCGATACCGCCCGTTTCCCCGAGGACCTTCTCGAGCTCTCGCTGATCTGGCGCTGGAAGCGGGCCAAGGGCCTCGACTATGGCGAGGAGATCGCCAGTTTCGAGCGATCCAAGGAAGCCGCCATCGGCGCCGATCGCGCCGCAGCGCCCGTCGACCTCTCCCTGCCGGCAAGGGGGCAGGCGCCTGAGAATTATTGGCCTGGCACCATCACGGTTCAAAATCCATGACCCGCAGACCTGTCCCTCCAAACGGGCGCACCCGCCGCGTTTCGCCCAGCAAAGACTGGATCGCGCCGATCGGCGGCTGGCGAACCGATGTCGAGATGGCGGATATGCCGGCCGATGCGGCCTTTCAGCTCGACAATTTCTTTCCCGAGGCAAACCGGGTGCGCGCCCGCTATGGATTCCTCGCCTTCGCCACCGGGCTTGGCGCCGACGTGCAGACGGTCATTCCCTATTCGGCCGTCGGCAACCGGCTCTTTGCCGCCGCCGGGGACAAGATCTTCGACGTGACGGCGGGCGGCGCTGTCGGTGCACCCGTCGTCTCGGGCATGGCAAGCGCCCACTGGTCGGTGCAGCAATATACCAACCCGGCCGGCCAGGAGTTTCTGCGCCTCGTCAACGGCCTCGACACGCCGCTGCTCTTCAACGGCACCGCCTGGACGAACAATTTTCTGGTCGGCACGGCCACACTCGCCACCCAGAACGTCGCCGTCAGGAACACGGCCTATACGCTGAGCTTCTTCGGCACCGGCTCCGTCACCCTTTCCGGCGCCTTCACCGGCTCGCTGAGCGGCACAGGCGTCGCCAACCGGGTGTCGCTGACCTTCACGCCGGCGGCCGGCACGCTTGTCGTCACCGTCTCGGGAACGGTCACCAATGCGCAGCTTGAAAAGGGTTCGGTCGCGACACCTTACGTCCCCTCGACGATGATCACGAGCATTCCGGACGCCTCGCTGCTGATCGCCGTCACCGCCTATCGCTCGCGCCTCTGGTTCATCGAGAAGAATTCGACCAATGTCTGGTATCTCGCCACCGATGCCGTCAGCGGCGCGGCGACGGTTCTGCCGGTCGGCGGCAACATGAAATATGGCGGCACGCTGATTGCGATCAATGTCTGGACCATCTCTGTTTCGACGGGCCTGCAGCAGTGCCTGGTGCTGATCTCCTCGGAAGGCGAAGTGATCGTCTTCCAGGGCTCCGATCCTTCGAGTGCTTCCAATTGGGGCCTGATCGGCACCTTCAAGCTCGGCCGGCCGCTCGGCACCGATCGATGCCTGCTGTCGGTCGGCGCTGATCTCGCCATCATGACGACGGACGGCATCGTGCCGATCACCAAGGCCGTGCAGCTCGATCGGGGCGCGACCAGCCTCGGGGCGATCACCGCCAAGATCGGCCCGACCTGGCGCGAGACCGTTGCGGCGGCCGGCACGACCTCTGAGGAGTGGCAGCTTTCGAGCTTTCCGGCGCGGCAGATGGCGATCGTCAACCTGCCGTCCTCCTTCGGCCCCTACCAATATGTGATGAACACCGAAACCGGGGCCTGGTGCCGCTTCGTCGGCATGCCCGCCTCCTGCTGGGCGACATGGCAGGACCGGCTGTTCTTCGGGGCGGGCGACGGCACGGTTTATGAGGCCGAGGTCGGCGCCAACGACAATGGCGTGGCGATCGACGCGCTGATGGTCGGCGCCTGGAGCCGCTATGGCGACGGGCTCTCGACCAAGCTCTCGAAGCTGATCGGGGTGACGGCGCAGATCGGGGTTTCCACGCTGATGTATGCCGGCATCTCGGTGGACTACCAGACCAAGATTCCGACAGCGCTTCTGTCCTCGGTCGAAAACAATGCGGCGGCGAAGTGGGGGACGGCGGTCTGGGGTGTCGCGAAATTCCCGGGCATTTCGCTCGTCCGCAAATTCGCCTCCGCCGGCGGTGCGGGTTCGGCCCTGGCGCCGACGATCCGGGCGCTGATCTCGGGCTCATCAGGCTCCGTCTCCGAAGCGGCCGTGGTCGGCGGCTCGGTGCTTTATGAAAAAGGTACGCCGATTTGATCGTCTCCGAACCGCGCGAGGAGATCGCGGCCTGGGTCGGCAACAGGATCGGTGTGAGCTTCCACCCGCCTTACACCACGCTCGCCCATATCGACCGCGGCCGGATCATCGCCGGCTTCGTCTTCAACGTCTGGACCGAGCATGACGTCGAAGTTTCGCTTGCCGCCGACCGGCTGACGCTGACGCTGATGCGATCGGTCTTTCGCTATGTCGTGCATCAGCTCGGCTGCCGCCGCGCTACCGCAAGGACCCATGCCGACAATGTCGAAGCCCAGAAGGTTCTGGCAAGATTGGGCGCCCGGCTGGAAGGCCGCCAGCAAGCCTATTTCGGCGACTGCGACGCGCTGCTTTACGCAATCATGAAAGAGGATTTTCCCTATGGTCTCCACGCCGAAGGCCCCAAAGGCGCCTGATCCGACACAGACCGCAGCGGCACAGACGGCCACCAACGTCGACACCGCCATCGCCAATGCGGGGCTGAGCCACACGAACCAGTACACGCCGGATGGCTCGCTGGAATACAAGGTCAGCGGCTACCAGACGATGACCGACCAGAACGGCAAGACCTATCGGCTGCCGACCTATTCGGCCTATCAGACCTATTCGCCCGAGAACCAGGCGATCTACGACCAGACGCAGCAGACGCAGCTCGGCCTTGCCAGGCTCGCCAACGACCAGACCGGCAAGATTTCGGGCGTTCTTGGCACCAATGTCGATCTCAGCGCCGGCAATGTCGACAAATATGTCAACGATCACTGGCAGTCCGGCTTCAACAACCAGTGGGACCGCGATCAGGCGAGCCTCGATCAGAGCCTTGCCGACAAGGGCATCTCGATGGGCTCGGTCGCCTATGACAATGCGCTGCGCGATTTTTCGACGCGCAAGCAGGCCGCATCCGACCAGTATCTCGGCGACATGTATTCAAATGCCCAGAATTCGATCCTGACCGAACGAAACCAGCCGCTGAACGAGATTTCGGCGCTGATGTCGGGCTCGCAGGTCCACCAGCCGAGTTATGTCAACACGCCGACGACGCAACTGCCGACGGTCGACCAGGCCGGGCTGATCAACGAGAATTTCAATCAGAAGATGGGTCTCTACAATCAGCAGCTCGCCCAGTCGAACGCCGCCATGGGCGGCCTGTTCGGTCTCGGCGGCTCGCTGCTCGGCGGCTGGGCGAAATCCGACCGTCGGCTGAAGGAAGACATCAAACGCGTCGGCACGCTGGATAACGGCCTGCCGGTCTACGCCTTCCGTTACAAGGACGGCGGCCCGACCCAGATCGGCCTGATGTCCGACGATGTGCGCGAGATCCATCCGGACGCCGTGTTGGAACACGCAGACGGTTTCGACCGCGTCGATTACGAAAGGGCAGTCGTATGATCCCAACCATCTTCGGCGGCGATACCGGCAAGACACAGGGCGACCTTGGCGACCAGCGCAAGCGGCTGGCCTACGCGATGCTGCAGCAAGGCATGGATGCGAGCCCGATCCAATCGCCGTGGCAAGGCGCGGCGCGGCTTGCGCAGGCGCTGATGGGTGGGTTGGAGCTCAGGCAGCAGAATGAGGAGCAGCGTGCTGCTACAGCTGAAGCCCCCGCCGCGCCGATGGGCGCGCCTTCAGCTCCACCGGCGAAGTCTCCCGGCTTCCTGTCGTCGCTGTTTGGTGGCAACGAGGCTCCGGCCTCCAACGGCGAAATGGAGCTCGCCGCGACGAGGAGGGACGCGAATCTTGCGCCCCCGGAACCGGTCCCTCAGGTTCCGTTGCCTGCACCGCCGCAGATGCCTTCGTCCAGTCCCGGCGTATCCGGTGTTCCGGTGCAGCCGTGGATGTCTGCAGTGACCCAAAGGAGCCTACAAGCTACGCCGCCGCCTTTGCCGTCGTCCACGGTCGGCCCGACGCCCAAAGTCGCCAGCGCTCTGGCTGTGGATCAGCAGCAGCCATCCCCGCAGGTCCGACCGGTCCGTGTTGCCCAGGCGCCGGGCGAGGCAGCTACTCCGGCAGCAGACCCAACTGCGCCTGCTGAAAGCCCGCAGCCTCCCACACCACGCAGGACCTCGAACGGAACCACATGGAGCCTCGCCCCTGCGCGACCGGGTCCGGTTCTGGAAGACCCGTTGCCTCCCACGCCGCGCAGGGCCTCGAACGGAACCACTTGGAGCATTGAAAAGTGATGACGACAATCAATATCAATGGCCAGCGTATCACTGTTGACGATAGCTTTTTAAGCCTCTCCCCGGAGGAGCAGAATAAGGCTGTTGACGAGATTTTGCAGCAGTTCCCCAAGCCTGCCGGAGCGGTGGACAAGAGCTTCAAAGGGGCCTTTCTACCTATAAGTAAAGATGCTGACGGAAATAGGAACTGGTTTGACACAGATGCGGGCTTCATCGGAGCGATAAAACGCGCCGTCATGCTTCCGGGTGACGTCTACAGCGGCAAAGTGCAGATGAATGGCTTAGATGGCCGAACGAGCCCGGAGGCGATTGGCCGTTCGTTGGAGTTTGCGTCTACGTTCATTCCCGGATCCCCCGCCCTTCACGCTGGCGAGCAGGTCATTCCTGGTGTAACGAGCACGCTTCGAACGCCTAAAATGATTGAGCCTCCGTCAGCCGCTGATCTATTTGCCGAAGCGTTGCGCAACGCTAAAACCATGCGGGATAGCGGCGTCGATTTTGCCTCGGATGCCGTTAAAGGAATGGCGGAGGCGGCGAAGGGCAAGCTTGACGAAGAAGGCCTTCCCGCAGGACTTGCCGGCAAGACGCACCAGATCCTCGATGAGCTCGCCAACCCGCCGCCAGACAGCGTTGCCGACATCAAGGGGCTGTACTCTGCTCGCGAAACGTTCAAGAATATTAAAAAAGTCAGCGACGGCAACGAGCAGTCAGCGGCGTCTAAGGCTATTCGCGGGCTGGACGAGTTTATTACTGCTGATGATCCGGCGGCTGTTGTGGCTGGACCCGGTTCCGACGCAGCGCAGGCCCTAAAAGCGGGAAACGCCAATGAGGCAGCCGCAATGCGCTCCCAAAAACTCACTGAGCTCTCCGATTCGGCAAAATCCGGGGCAAACGCGGGCAAGACTACGCGACAGCGTCTAAGCAATCTGCTTCTCGACGAGAAGCAAACGGCCGCTTTCTCGCCCGAAGAGTTAAAGCTTCTGCGCGCCGTCAATGAAGGAAACATAGCCTCCAATTCCACCCGCGCTGTCGGGAATCTTCTTGATGGAGGCCGCGCTGCGGGTGCCGGTCTTCTTGGCCTGGCGGGGGCTGTGGCATCTGGATTTCCGAAGATCGGCGCAACTGTAACGTCATTGCCGCTTGTCGGCACCATAAGTCGAAACTTATCCAACGCCCTCACAGAGCGCGCTCTGCAACAGGTAGAACGTGGGGTTCGGAGACGATCGCCGCTTTATCAATCGAGGCTTGAAAGCGCCCCAAAAGAAGCCGTCTATCCTTGGAGGATGGACGCACTTGTACGCGCTTTATTGCTTTCTCGACAGCAGCAAGAGGACGGTAAGCCGTGGATATGAATTTCAGCACTAAATCCTTCTGGAAGCGAGTTTACAGATACACGCTCTCAGCCAACCTCCAAGACGATCTGAATCGGTATGGCGACCAGCAGCAATGTTGCAAGCTGACCATTAAACCAAGCGCACCGCCCAAGAGGCAGTTGATAATGCTGAAGAAGATTCCCTCGCCGTTCGCCCGCGTCTCCTTCCATCCACGGATTGGCAGCAGGAACACCGCGAACGGCGCCCTGATAAGGATGTGGGCGGCGTATTTCAGAGCGGCCGGAAAAACGTCTCGACTCCGGTCGATCGAAGGTTTGGAAGGTCGGAACGCGCGAAGCGCATCCCTCCGTCCGATGAAGAAACAGGCCGGCCCCGCCGTGAAAGCGCCGGCGAGAAACATGATCAACTCGATCAGAAATTGATCAACCGCCCACCTGGCGGGGCCTGTCCTGAGCGGGGATCATGAGGCAAGCGTGACATCGTGGTGAGCATCGCCACGATCTTGATCGCTCCGTGTGACGGTTGGTTCTGCTCGTGATCGCTCGCGCATGCGGCAACCGAAACTACACGATTCGGGGCCTCGCAATTCGCCGAGCCTTTTTCCTTTGAAGAAGGTGAATGCCGAGAAACCCATCCACCAGCGTCTATTCCAAGCCCGCCGGAACGACACCTTCCGTCGGACAGGTCATCGACCCCGAGGCCGGGATTTTGTGAGCCGCAGGGGACGATGAACCATCTCCGCGAACAGCTTGCGGTACCGGCCGCCGAGAAAGCGGCTGCACTCGAACGCGCGCTGTTGCTTCCTCGGCGCAGCAAAAATAGCGGTGGTGGCTGGTGAGCTATCCCCGCAGATCTTCCCACAAAATGGCAACCCCTAGTGCCATCACGCTTATCGGTATGGCCCAGATGATCAATTTGACGGGTTGGCCGGCGTACAGGAACATGTAACCGGCCGCTGATGCTCCGCCAATGGCCATCATCGCCCCTAGTGTCATGGATATGAATTTCCTCAT